GACGCTCTTCCGATCTGGCTTGCGCGAAAAGTCACGAGTTTTGGGGTAGGGGGTTAAATGGGCGAGCGCGGACCTAAACCGTTGCCCACCGTGGTCTTGGAAAAGCGCGGCTCATGGCGCGCGAAAGGCCGCAAGGGCGAGCCTCAGTATCCGGTTGCGCGCCTAGATGTTTCACGCACGAGCCGGGAGGCCGTGCTTGCCGTGCTCGAAAAAATTGCGGATGCGCTGGCCGAGGCTGGTGTCACCGCGGCTCCCGATGCGCTGGCGTGGATGCAGCTTGTGGACACGGTTGAGCAGTATCTTGCCGCGCGATCGCTGCTGTGCCGAGAGGACGGAAGCCTTGACCCGGCCGCGCTGGTGGCGGTGAGCGACAAGGGCAGCGTGTACCAGCATCCCGCGGTTGGGATCATGAATAAGTGCCGCGAACAGATCATGCGATTTTGCGGCGAGTTCGGGCTGACGCCATCCGCGCGCGTGGGCCTCACGGTGGGCGGTAAGCAGGAAGAACAGGGCGATGCTAAGCGCCGTTTCTTCAAGCAAGCAAACTGACGCGGAAGTCGCGTCGCGCCACAACCTGTCTATGGACGAGGTTGCGCTGCTGCGTTCGCTCCCGAAATACGATCCGTTTGAGCAAGCGGGCGAGCATTATTTCGACCGCGAGGCCGCGCAGATCGTGGTGGATTTCTTCGCCGAATGCCTCACGCATATCGAGGGCGAGAAGTCGGGCCAACCCTTCACGCTTGAGCACTGGCAGGAAGCGATCATTCGCAACCTGTTCGGCTGGAAGCGGCCGGATGGCACGCGCCGGTATCGCGAGGTGTTCATCTACGTTCCGCGCAAGAACGGCAAGACGCCGCTTGCCGCCGGCATCCTCAACTACGTGCTGTTCTGCGACGGCGAGCCAGGCGCGCAAATATACGGCGCCGCCGCCGACACCGATCAGGCCGCGGTCCTGTTCCGGCACGCGAAGGGCATGGTCAAGAATGAGGCTTTGCTTGACGAGCAGGCGCGCATCTACGACGCGCACCGAAGTATCGTACTGCTCGCGGACTTCGCATCCTCGTATCGCGTCCTGAGCGCGGAAGCCGACACGAAGCACGGCGGGAACTCGCACCTCTGCCTGATCGATGAGCTACACGCGCAGCCGAATCGAAACCTCGTGGACGTGCTGCAAACGTCGCTGGCCTCCAAGAACCGCCGCCAGCCGATGATTATCTACATCACGACCGCGGACTTCGACCGACCGTCCATCTGCAATGAGAAGCACGGCTACGCCTGCAAGGTGCGCGACGGGATCATTGACGAACCGAGTTTGCTGCCGGTGATTTACGAGACGCTGCACGACGAGGACTGGAAAAACGAAAAGACTTGGGAGGCGTCCAATCCCAATCTCGACATCAGCGTGAGTCGCGACTACCTGCGCAGTGAATGCAAGAAAGCCATCGAGATTCCCGCTTACGAAAACACGTTTAAGCGCCTGCACCTGAACATGAAAACGGAGCAGGCCGAGCGCGTAATTGTCATGGATCAATGGGACGCGGTGAAGCGTGAGGTTGCCGAAAAGGAATTCTTGGGCCAACCCTTTTACGGCGCGCTCGACATAGGCGCCACATCCGACTTCACGGCCTGGATCAAGCTCTTTCCGCATAAGGACGAGGAGCAGGTCGAGGTTGAAGAGTTCGACTTTCACGGCGAAGTATCGGGCAAGCGCGTACTTGTGCGCCGCTCGTTCACCATGTTCGCCACGTTCTGGCTGCCGGCGCATCCCGTGCGCCGGGACTCGCGGATGCAGGAGCAGATCGACGCATGGGCGCGGCAGGGGTTCATTCGCCGCACCGAGGGTAACGTCGTGGACTACGACCGCGTCGTCTCCGACATCAAGGCGGATGCCGAGCGCTTCACGCTCATGCGGCTGGGTATGGACCGCGGCTTTCAAGGCGGATCGGTCGGCAACGACCTCGTTACGATCTTTGGCGATAAGGTTTTCCAGTTCGCGCAAGGGATTCTGTCGATGAACGCGCCGTTCCGCGAACTGCTCGAACTGCTCGCGGTAAAGCGCCTGCATCACGACGGCAACCCGGTTCTGCGCTGGATGGCTTCGAACGTAGCCGCCGAGCGCAAGGGCGGGCTCATCAAGCCGTCGAAGGACAAGAGTACGGAGAAGATCGACGGCATCACGGCCGCGGTCATGGCCTTGGGTGTGGCGATCACGGAGACGAAAGGCCCAAGCGTCTACGAGACGCGCGGACCCATGAGCTTTGGGGGCGGGAATGAATAAGGCGCTTGCGGTGGTTCGCGGAATCTCGTTGCTGCTTACCGCGCTGTGCGGGCTGGCGGCGCTGGGCTACGGCCTGCACCAGATTTATCCGCCGCTGGCGTTCGTCGCCGGCGGCATCTACGCGCTGCTTACCGTGCGCGTCCTAACGAGGAAGCCCGGATGAAGCTGCTCGACATTCTGCTTTCGCCCTTCGACCGGCTGGCTTCGGGCTCGCTGGAGAACCCGGCGATTAACGATCCGAATACCTGGATGACCGAGATTTTCGGCGGCGCGCGCACCACGTCCGGGGAGCGCGTCAACGGGTCCACCGCCATGACCGTTCCCGCGTACCTGGCGGCGATCCGAAACATCAGCGAAGACCTTGCCAAAGAGCCGTGGGTTCAATACCGCATCGAAGGCGAAAAGCGCATCCGCATTCTGGACACGCCGGCTGCCAAGCTGTTACGCCGCCCCAATCCCTGGATGACTGCCATGAGCTTCCGCGAAGCGCTCGTGGGCAACGCGCTGTCCTGGGGTGGCGGCTATGCGGAAATTCAGCGCACGCGCCGCGGCAAGCCGCTCTGGCTACACCCGATCCATCCCAGCCGCGTCACTCCGAAGCGCCGCGCAGACGGTTCGGTGTACTACGAAGTTCGCATTGACGATCTTCGCGGCATCGCGTCCGAAACCGTCACGCTCGACTATCGCGAGATGTTGCACGTCAAGGGTTTCAGCGGCGACGGCCTGGTCGGCTACAGCATGATTCGGTTTGCGGCCGAGGCGCTGGGCATCGCGCTCGCGGCACAGCGCACCGCCGCCGCGTTCTACGGCAACGGCGCGCGTCCCGCCGGCGTACTGAAGCATCCCGGCAACCTCTCGACGCCTGCCGCCGAACGATTGCGCCAGGAGTTCCAGCGCGTGTACGGCGGCTCAAAAAACGTCGGCAAGGCGATGCTGCTCGAAGAAGGCATGGAGTGGCTGACCATTTCGATGCCGATGGAGGAAGCGCAGTTTCTCGAAACGCGCCGATTCCAAGTCGAGGAGTTCTGCCGCATCTGCCGCATTCCGCCGCACAAGTTGCAGCACTTGGAGAAGGCCACGTTCAGCAACATCGAGCACCTAAGCATCGAGTACGTGCGCGACACGCTTTCGCCGTGGGCTGAACGCGTCGAGCAGGAATGGGAAAACAAGCTCGTGCCCGAAGCCGATTACGACGGAACCGAAATCGGCGTGGACTTCCGAAACACACTTCGCGGCGACTCGAAAACGCAGAGCGAAGTTGCGCGGAACAACGTCGCATCCGGGATATGGAGTCCGAACGAAGGACGCCAGGAACAGGGCATGAACCCCGTGGACGATCCGGCTGCCGATGAGCATTACATCCAAATGAACATGACGACCCTCGCCATCGCCGCTAAGGAACCCGAACCGCCCGCGCCGCCGCCGGCCACCGAGCCGCCCAAGCCAGACGAATCGGATGCGCCGGACGATGCGGACGAATCGGACGATGCGAAGCCCGATGAATCCACGTCCGCCTCGCTCTACCGAGTACGAAACCGCAAGGTATTCCTGCTCACCACGCAACGCCTCTGCCGGATGGAGGCCGATCGCGCGGCCAAGGCGGGAGCGAAAAGCAATGAGGCGCTGCGCAGTTTCTACGCGCGGCATCGCACCCACCTGACCGAAGCGTTCGCGCCGCTGGTCGAGGCCGCGGCCGAGACGCTGGGCTATTGCGCGGAAGATCGTATCTCAGCGCTCACGGCGTCCATGAAACTCTACTGCGAAAACCGCGCGGAAGGACGCGCTGGAGAAACGGGCGAGCCGAATCACGAGAGCCTGTCCGCGCTCGTGCTCGCCATCGCCACGAACCGGGAGATTAAACCGTGAAGCACGATGAGTTCCACCGCTACCGCCGCGACGAAGGGCGTCACGAATCTGGCTGCATCGCCGACCACTTGGGCCTGTGGTGTGTCGAACCCAAGCGCTTCGAGGCCGCGTGCGCCGCGTTCAAGGCGGGATACGTGCCGATTGTCGCCGCGCGCAAAGCCGAGAAAGACTCCGAAGAGCCCCCGCCGTTCCAGCTTATGGGCGGCGGCATCGCGCGGGTGCCGATCACCGGGTACATGTCCAAGCGCTCCAAGTTCGGCGCATCCACGGTCGATGCTCGCTACGGCCTGCGTGCCGCCGTCGAGCACAAGGACGTGAAGGCGATCATGCTCGACATCGACAGTCCGGGCGGGACCGCGGCCGGGACTCAAGAACTAGCCGACGAGGTGCGCGCGGCAAACGAGCGCAAACCAGTCTTCGCCCACATCGAAGACCTGGGGGCCAGCGCTGCCTATTGGGTGGCGAGCCAGGCGCGGCGGATTACGGCGAACCGGACGGCGGAAGTCGGCAGCATCGGCACGTTCGCCGCGGTATGGGATTATTCCGGCGCCCTCAAGAAAGAAGGCATCAAGGTTCACGTCATCAGCACCGGGCCGCTCAAGGGCGCGTTCACGCCGGGATCCAAGATTACGCCGGAGCAGCTCGCGGCACTGCAAACCGAGGTAGACGACCTGAATGCGGAGTTCCTGAACGCGGTTGCGGCCGGTCGCGCGGCGCGGCCGGGCTTCAAGGACGCGGCCTCCGTTGCCACCGGCGGCGTCTGGATCGCGGAAAAGGCAAAGGGGCTTGGACTCATTGACGCGGTGCAGTCGGCGGATGCGACGCTGGAGGAGCTGGCCATGGAGGCGGCGGCTGGAAAGCCATCGGCGGCGGTGGCCCGCGCGAAGCTGCGATTGAGAAATCTTTGAATTTTACCGTTGCGGAATCGTGACACGAACGGTAATAATCGTGTCACGCGAGCAAAGGGCGCTGAGTCGCCC